TCACCTACAACGCCATCTCAACGAACCGTGTCGACCTCCTCAAAGACACCCTGCGGTCGCTCGCTGAGTGCGGGCGGGTGTTCCTGTTCGACAACGGCTCAACGGACGGCACAGCCGACCTGGTGGCCTCTTACGGTGGCCTGTTAAACAAGACGAAACTCCACACCTCCGGCCACGGTACGAACATGTGCGCCCGTATCCTCGCCGCCACCGACGCTGACCTGTGCGTGATCTCCGACGACGACATGTTCTGGGACATCGGCTGGCGGGACAAACTCGACGCCTGGTGGTCTGAAGCCCCGACCGACATTTGGGTGACCGGCGGGCACATGGAACCGATCTATCCGTGGAACGAGATCACGGGCCAAGTCGAATACGGCGGTGTGAAAGGCCTACTCCGCACCTCCACGGGGGCCGCATCGTGGACGTACCGCCGCGAGTCCACTGACCTGATCTTCCCCATCCCTCAACAGGTGCAGGGTTGGGGCGACGTCCCGGCCTGCGACAAGATCGACGAAGCGGGCGGCAAAGTCGCACAGATCAGCATCGCCACCCACGCTGGCCACGGCAGATCGACATGGGGCAACAAGACCGAACAGAAGTACGGCCACGACCTGGCCCCGGTCCTAGCGTTGGTGGGCCAGTGATGCGCGTCGGAGTGACCGGCGGTTCAGGGTTCATCGGCCAGCACGTCGTTGACATGCTGGAATCGAAGAACATCGAACCGGTCGTGTTCGACCATCACGGCCGAGGAGTCATGCTCGGTGACATCCGCGACCGGACATCAGTATTCGAACTCGCTGCGCACGTCGACGGAATCATCCACCTGGCCGCGGTCCTCGGCACACAGGAAACCATCGCAGACCCACGCCCAGCCGCCGAGACGAACATCATGGGCGGGCTGAACGTCCTCGAAGCCTGCCACCGGTACGACTTACCGCTCGTCAACATCGCGGTCGGCAACTGGTGGATGCGCAACACGTACTCGACCACGAAGCACACCGTAGAACGGTTACTTGAGCAGTACCGCGACAACCTGGGTCTCCGTGCCGTGAATGTCCGCGCCGTCAACGCCTACGGCCCGGGCCAAGTGGCCGCGGCCCCGTACGGCTCCGGGAAGGTCCGCAAGATCGTCCCCTCGTTCGTGTGCCGGGCATTGTCCGGTGCTCCGATCGAGGTCTACGGCGACGGCGAACAAGTGTCGGACATGGTTTACGTGACCGATGTGGCGCGCACCTTGCTCGCCGCCCTCGAGACGGCCAAGTCGTTCACGCTACCGACCCGGGTGATCGAAGTCGGGCCGGCTGTTCACAGCACCGTCAACCACGTAGCTGAGCTGGTCAGTCAATACGCGGGGCCGGTAGCGATCGAGCACTTACCGATGCGGCCCGGCGAACAAGCAGGCGCGAGCGTCACCGCTGACAACTCGACCTTGATCGACGTCGGTATCGACGCGGACCAGATGAAGCCGCTCGATCAAGGCATTCAAGAGACAGTCCAATGGTTCCAGTCGATGAGGGGTGTGACGTGGCGTTAACCATCCCTAAAACCGTCCACCGGCTGTGGCTCGGCGACAAGAAGATGCCGAAAGAGTATGTGGCGTACGGGAAGTCGTGGGAGAACCACGGTTACGAAGTCCGCGACTGGACCGAGGCGGACCTGATGCCGCTCGTCAACGCCGAGATCTGGGACGCCGTCCAAAACAACGGAGTCAACGTGGGCGGCGGTAACCCCGCAGTGGGGGTGGCTGTGCAGCGGGCGGACATCGCCTCCTACGAACTGGTGTACCAGTTCGGCGGTATCTACGCCAACACCGACATCGAGTGCCTGAAGCCGCTCGACAAGGCCCTCAAAGGGGTTGCTGCGTTCGCTGTGAGGGAACAAGGCGAGTGGATCGGTAACGCCCTCTTCGGTGGCGTCCAGGGCCATCCATTCTGGAAGGCCGTCATAGACCGGCTGCCGTACCGGTACCACGCTGCCGCCGGGCATCCGATGAATGAACAGACCGGCCCGCACCTGGTCACCGAGGTTGTCCGCGGCCGGGACGATCTCACCATCTTCCCGCCCGAGTTCGCGTTCCCCTACCTGTACGGGGACATGGGCAAAGAGGGCAAGCCTGAAACGTGGGACAACCCCGACGCGAGTTTCTGCGAGCACCACTGGGGACACCAGCACCCTGAGTTGCTGGCATGACCGACTACTGCACTGTTGATGAATTGCAGTCAGGCTGGTTGCAGATCAGCGACGACAATGACCGGGCGATTCTGTCCGCCCTGATCACCTCCGCATCCGGGTTGATCGACAAGCACTGCGGACGGACATTCGGACAAGACGCCGCGGTGTCCGCCCGGATCTATTCCCCGGACTTCGCTGACGTCCTATCGGTGGATGACATCTCCACCGCGACTGGGCTGATCATCAAATCGGACTGGGACCGTGACGGTGTCTACGAGGTCACGTGGGCCGCGAATGACTACCAGCTCGAACCGGTGAACAACCTCGCGAAGGGTGAACCGGTCTACACGATCAGATCCCGGTTCATGAACAACTACTTCCCCCGCTACGTCGGAACGTCGGTTCAAGTCACAGCTCAATGGGGTTGGCCAGCCGTCCCGGCGCAGGTGAAAACCGCGTGCCTGCTGCAAGTATCACGGTTGCACATGCGCCGCCGCACCCCGGGCGGGATACTGATGGCTCCCGATCTCGGGTCCGGTGAACGGCTCTACGCAAGCCTGGACCCTGACGTGCGGGTTCTGCTGTCGGGCCTGGTCCGCAGCGAATGGCTCACAGACTGATGACCGACGCTGCTGGTGTTCGTGCCGGTCTGGTCACGACACTGCAAACCGTCCTCGACCGTGTCTATGACTACCCGTACGCGCAGCCCGTACCACCAATGGCGCACGTGTCACTGGATGGTCTGCAATACGACGCGGTCTATAGCGGTGCTGCTGACCGGTACACGTTCATTGTCCGGCTCTTCGTGGGCAACGCGGATCAGCGGACATCCGTGACGGCTCTGGATGCGTTCCTAGTTTCCGTTCCCGCAGCGGTCAACAACGATCCGTCCCTCGCCGGCTCGGCCGATTCCGCCCGGGTCGTTGAGGCACGCAACTTCGGGGTCTATCAGATCGCTGAAGCGAACCTTCTTGGCGTCGAGTTCGTGCTCGACGTCATCGCCTAACCCAAACACCCAACCAGTAGGGAACCGTCATGGCGTTTACTCATGGCCGCAATGCGGCCTTCTACCTCACCGACACGGTCGCGACACAGCGGAACCTGTCGGCCTTCATCGATAACGTTGAGGTGTCCTGGGATGCGGATGCGTCCGAGACGACCACCCTCGGGAATGCGGCGAAGACGTTCCTTCCCGGTCTGGACAGCGGGTCGATCACCCTTTCGGGTAAGTGGGATTCCGGTTCCACCGCCACCCCAGACCAGTACCTGACCGGTCTGCTTTCCGCCGGCACCATCGTCCCCTCATGGACGTACTTCCCGGCCGGTTCGGCTTCGGGTCGGCCGTACATGTCGGGTGCTGGTGTGCTCACCAACTACTCGGCTTCAGCCCCGGTTGACGATATTGTCACCTGGAAAGCGTCCGTGACGACCTCGGGTGCGATCACTCGCGGCACGGCGTAAGTGCCATCAGACGGCGTCTACGTCACTGGCTTGGCCGATGTTCGGCGTGACCTCCGCAAGCTCGGAGACGCCGAACAACTCAGCGAGGTCCGCGACGCGCTGAAACAAGGCGCGGACATCGTCGCGAGTGACGCCAGGCGGCGCATCCCACGCCGCAGTGGCCGTGCAGCGGAATCAGTCCGGGCCACAGCGGGCGGGAACAAGGCTTACGTGCAAGGGGGGAAGTCGTCCGTTCCCTACTACGGGTGGCTCGACTTCGGATCACGTCACGCCAAACACGGTGAGCCACGCAGCGTCGGCCCATGGGCCGGGACTGGTGCCGGGCCGGCTAAGGGCCGGTTCATTTATCCGGCGATCGATAGCCGGATTGAAGAGGTAGCACGTTACGTCGGTCAGGCCATTGACCGAGTCGCCCAACGAATGGACTTCTCATGAGCTTCAGCCTTCCACCTGTTGACATCACGTTCGATGACGAAACGACCACGACGATCGAGATCCGCAAGGTTGACATCCTCCGTCTGGAACGTATCGAGAAAATGTCGGCGGGGAAGATGGATTTCGGACTCGACCAGGTTTACAAGCTGACATGGCTAGCGTTACAGCGCCTCAAACATCCCTCGGTGTCGCCGCACCTTGAGATCAGTTCGTTGACCTACCCGCAATTGTGTGCGGGGGTTGATGCCTTCGCGGACACCGCAGATGTCGAGGCCCAGGAAGAGCCGGTCGCCGTGGGAAAAGCTTCGGCCCCGGATCTACCCATTGGGAAATCGTCGGCCTAGCAGTCGAATCCAGGCAACCCCTTCGAGATCTGTTGTGGGCTGCCGAGTTTGAGCCATCCCTACTTGAAACGCTCCGCGCCTACATGAATTGGCGTGCCAACCAGTAAGGCGGTGGCAGGGTGGCGCGTGACGTAAAGATCGCGATAGTCGGCGACTCCGCTAGCCTCCGGCGAGCAGCAGAGTCAGCGAACACGTCACTCGGCGGCATCAGCAGCCACGCGGTTGCTTTAGGTGCCGCGGTCGGAACATTGGCAGGCAACATGGCCACGTCCCTCGCGCGGATGGCCGGATCTGCTCTGAAGTCGGGCTTGACGACAGCGGCGAGCATGGAACAGGCCAGCATCTCGTTCACGACACTGCTGGGTAGCGCTCAACAGTCCCAGGTTTTTCTAGGGAAGTTGTCTAAGTTCGCCGCGGCGACACCGTTCGAACTACCCGGGCTCGTGGACGCTTCCCGGCAACTGTTGGGTGCTGGGGCGGCAGCGAAGGACGTCATCCCGACGTTGACCGCGTTCGGTGACGCGTCCGGTGCGCTCGGTTTGACCCAGGATCAGTTCAACCACATCATGCTGGCCACCACACAAGCCATGTCCGCGGGGACGTTGCACGCCGGTGACCTGCTGCAAATGACTGAGGC